ATTAAATTTTACATTCGAGGGATATAATACAGGATATAGAATTAACGCATCACAAATGGGTATAAATAATACTATTTATTTTGAAATAGTTTTTGGATTTGGAAATAATAGAGTTGTACAAGTAGATCCTTGGTCAACAGAAGGACAAACAATTTTTCAAAGATGTCATAAAGTAGTTACATCTTCTATTACTATTTCGAGTACTGGTAGTAACATTATATCGTTAACAGATTTATCATTAAATACTTATTTTAATCAAACTACAAGTCCAAATTACCAACAGGTTCCAATAGACAACAAAACAATACCAACAGCCGTAGATAATGGAGGTTTTTTATACAATGATTTAGCCCCTTACATATTTATAAGAGCAATGGACGGTACTACAAATAATCCTTGTACTTATACTTCATTAAATGCCGTTGCGACTCCACAGCTCTCCACTTATACGTATACTATTTCAAATACTACTACTACTATTAGTGGTCCTGGTTCCTTAAAATTACCTGTTTCAGATTTACCTTGGACAGCACCATTTGGTGCGCAATTTCAATTTGAACATTTTATACCAGCAGACGATAATTTACCTTAATAAAAAATAATTAATAAAATTAATAAATTATTAATTATTTAATCAGGACCAGGTCTTTTGTAAACATAATCTCCTTTATAAAGACCATCTTGAACAGCTTGTTCAGAGTATTCTAATCCGCCCCAATTTACATCCATAGCATTAGTGCTCTTAGGTCCAGTAGTTTCTTGTTCATGAAACATTTTATCTAAAGGCGTGTATTGACCTTCATATAAATTCATAGGGTCATATGCTGGGAAAGAATTATTATTATAAGGAGCATCATCCCTACCAGCATCTATTAATTTAGTTTGAGGAGGTCTTTGAGCTGATAATGGAATAGCTTGTGCGTCAGAACCATAAGTTAAAACGGGTGGTAGTCCACCTTGAGGGTCAGTAGGACTAGGTCTAAATTTATAAATAGGTTTACCTTGAGTATCGTAAGAATGTTGTAAAAATAATACAGGACAATTAATATTTTGACTTCTTTGCCAATCTAAAAACTCAACATATTCTTCTAAATTATTAAATTTAATAGGATTAACACCAGGTATTTTAGCCAATCGAGAATTATGTAAATATAATTCTTTACCTTTTTGTATTAAAATATTAGGACAACTGTTTTTAGTAACATCAAATCCTTCAATAATATCTTTGGAAGTATAATTACAAGTAAAATATAATCCTAATATGAAAACTATAAGTATTGAGATTAACTTTAACATATATATATTAAATGATGATAAATATTTTTCATAATTTCTCTCTTGATAAAATAAAATATAGGAAAAATATATATGAAAATAGTGTATGTCAAAGATACTAATGCGTTGGAATTCGATAAACAAAATAAACAAAATACTGTATTTGCGAAATATTTTAGTCCGGGATGTCCAGCTTGTATAGCTATGGAATCAGAATGGGACGATATGTGTAAAGATATTGATGATAAATATAATACTGATTTGATTCTAGCCCAGATAGATCCTACAGGAATGAGTAAACTGGAAAAAACAGCTACATATAGTGATGTAGATTATGTTCCAAGTATAGTAATTTTAAAAAATGGGAAAAAAGTTGCGGAATATGATGGTCCTAAAAATAAAGATAATATGATAGAATTTCTACTAAAAGGTGGATATGTAAAACATAAAATGAAAGGAGGTTCTAAAAAAAGTAAAAGAAGAAAGTCTAAAAGTAAACGAAGAAAAAGGAAAAATACTAGAAGAAATAGAAAAGGTTCTGGAACATCAAATAGTAAATCAACTGTTGACAAGAGAGATAAAGACGATTTTAATTTTGTAGAAAATGAAAGATGGTTAAAACCTTTTTTAGTGGCATTAAATAATTATTTTGACACTAGTCATACAATAACTTATATGGAAACGCAAGATTTTGCCATTAGAAGTGTTGATAAAGTATTCAGACCTAAAGGATTTGTTACAACACCAGCCTGGGAATATCGTGCTGATTGGATAGAGTGTCCAGGAAAGCAAAGTATTGAACATTATAGTAATTGTAGAGATAGTCCGGGTTTTGGAAACAGACATGTTCCGAGTTCAAGAAAATTCAATCCGAAATATAATAATTTAAAATCAGGTGATGTAAGATTAAAAAATGACCTAAAATTGGCTAAAGAAAGTTACGATTATATAAAAAGTATGAGAGCTATAGATATTATGTTGAAAACACCTAGCAGTGATTACACTAGATTTAGCATTGAGGGAGATAAATCTGATGTTGAAAATAAAAATTTTATGATAAAATTACGAGAAATACAGAGCAGACAAGTTAAAAAAGATTCATATAGAGCATTATTGGAAGCATATGGGTATAATAAACCAGTATCTATAGAAGATCTTAGAGAATCACAGCGTGAAACAAAAAAATTGATGGAGGAGACTCATGATATTATTGATGATAGATTAAGTGAAAAAGAATCAATAGCAGGTGGAAAAAAGTCTAGAAGAAAAAAAAGAAGAAAAAGAAAATTTTCAAAAAAACATTAAATTAAATTAAATTAATACGTTTAAAGATATTTAGATATATTAATTATGGAGGGATTTCAAGAAGATATAAAGAAATGGGTTACTTTGGATAGTCAATTAAAAGTTTTAAATGACAGAGCCAAAGATATAAAAGGCGAGAGAAATGAGTTATCTGATAATATAATGTCTTTTGTGGATGATAATAATCTCTCATCATCCACTATTAAAATTAGTGATGGAAGATTAAAATTTGCTACAAATAAACAAACAGCACCATTAACATTAGGTTTCTTAGATAAATGTTTAATGGAACTATTTAATAATGAAGAAAAGGTGGGTCAAATAATGGATTATATAAAAGATAAGAGAGAAATAAAATATAATTCCGATATTAAGCGCTTTTATAATAATTAATTTATGTTAACAATATGTATATGGATTCAGATTTAGATATTAATAAGGATTTTGTGTTTACAACTGATAAAAATGGATGTTTAAGAGGAGGAGGATTTAAAATAGAATCTAATTTATTAAATGAAACTATGAATAATAAGGATATCCAAACAGGTGGTAATATAAATATAATGAATACTTTTAAAAATTTAGTGGTTCCTGCTGGTTTATTTTATACTCAAAAGAAGGTTCAGAAAAATAAATCAATTCATTATGAATATAATGACGAAGAATTAAGTGAAGAATTATATGACAAATTATTAAATATGGTCGAACCAGATAATAAGAAATTATATGCTAGAAAAAGTAAATCCAAGAAAGAAAAACAAAAGAGAAAATCACGAAAGGTTAAAAAATAATATTGAATAAATTTGAATTAAATATTATTTGTATAATTTTAATAATACACAGAAGTATATGATATTACAAATATCCATAGGAATTGCTCTTTTGTTTTGTGTATATTTTTATATTCAGAAGACACAAAATCCAATTAAAGAAACAATGAAAAATAAAGAACTAGAACTTGAATCTGAAAAAGAACAAGAACAAGAACAATTTATTTCTAGTGACACATTTATTGGTTCGAAAAAGGGATATGTCTTTAAAAAAGATGATAAAGGTCTTGGATATTATTTAGATATTAGATAAGACTCCATACATTTTTATTAAATGGTGCCACTAAAATATCAGGTATTTTTTGTCTCCAATAATCTACTAATTTTTCTTCTTTAATATCCTTCAATGTTCTAGGGTATAAAGGTTGTGTATTCATTAAATCCTTTTCTTCTTGTGTAATCTTAGGTTTGTATCCATAACAATTAGCACCAAAACGAACATTAGGGTTAGCAATATAACCACCATTAATACCAGCTCTACCACAATCATTTTCATGACCTTCGACCTTTTGTAAGTAATTCCATGTATCTTTTTGTGTAGGGAATAGTGCTAATTGTCTATCAGACCAACCATAACTACACCATTCGGCACCATTTTTATAAGAGTTTTCTACTTCACTATATGTAGCCAGTCTTCCACCATATGCTTTACATAAGGCACCAGCATTATCGTAAGTAAATTTATTACCTGGAACATGATATACTTGTTCCTTAATTTTAATTTCTGGAACAGGAGCAATATCTTGATTTGGAGCAGCAGGTTGAGCAACAGTAAGATCAATTGATGGAGTTGTGGTAAATAAATTATTTAACTGGGCAGTTAAATTAATATTAAAAAAGTATTGTAAACCATTTAACAATATAACAGCTATAACTACACCACCAAGTAAAACTGTTAAAATTTTTCCAGAACCATTACTAATAGATTCAGACGAACCTTCTTTTTTTCCTAAAGTAGAAAATAGGGTTACAAATAATATTATAATTACACCTAATAATAAGAGCGCTGGAACACCTAAATTAATACCCATATTATTGCTATTGCTATTGCTATTACTTGTATTTTCTCCAGAACTTTCAACTATGGGAACACCTAATACTGAATCATAAGATAATATCATTATTTATATATATTAATTATTTATTTAATTTTTTTCTATAGAAAAGACAATAACCAGAAGTATTATTGTTCCCACTAAAATTATTAATTTTTGAAATATTTGTATCATTAAATAAATACCATTCATTATTTTTATTTTTAATTGTCGCAGTATAATGTCCTCCTAATGTCCCACCACTATGATTACATATACCATATAGTTCATATTTGTAACTATCTTTCTCGTAACCTTCAACAAAATCACCTAAGTCTAAGTCGTCTAATTCAATGTCTATGGGTGACTGAATTTTTTTTCCAGTAGGTGTAAATCGTTTTAAATCTAATACTAAGATTTTTGGCAGACTCCAAAATACTATTTTTTTATCGACATCTTCTTTTTCATTTGTTTTTTCATTTAACCATCCATTTTCACCTTCTAATCTTTCACCTTGACAATACTGTTCAAAACAATTATATATATTACTGGTTCGTATTATACTACCATTATTTTTAAGATAAGGGATAGGTAAATCAATAATAAAATAGGGTTCTGGTTTCATACTTAAAACATTTCCATCCTTTTCAATTTTAGATACATGAATACCGTAGAAAATATCCAATATTTCGGAATATTCGTTACTATACATCATTTTCATCATTTCATAACACTGTTTTGCCATTTCATCTTTTTTACTTTTAACATTTCCTTTTATCACCATATCCACCTCTCTTCTCATACCATTATGAAATGTTTCTAGAATAAATAGCAAAAACTCAGGTAAATCATTTTGAGCGTATCCAGTAAAAATATCCTTATCTTTATGTTTTGCTACATATTGAATGGCTTTTACAAATCCACCAGGCGAAATTAATTGATTCTTCTGCCATATTAACTTTCTTAAATTATCCCATTCAACTAATAATTTAGAATCTAATAAATAATTTTTGTTATGGTAAGCAGATAATTTGCTTTTATATTCTCCATCATTTTTATCTAAGAAATCATTTAATTCATATGTGTGACTTAATACTTGCATACATGAATTTATAAAACATGTATTACCTAAATTAGCTAATCCTGATAATCCTTCTCCTGACATATTACTTTTATATACTGGATAATGTTTAAACTAATTATTATTATTATTTAAATATATATTTGATAATTGTATAATGGAAAATAACGACGAGAATTTTAATAGAACTACTATTAATAGAATGTTAACTATGTATGATAATATGTTAGAATCTAGTGTCCAGTCATATGTTCAATTGAATAATAACATCCGAACATTAGAGTCTGGTCTAAGAGAGATATTAGAATATCAAATACATTATTCTAGAAATTCTAATACTAACAGGTCTCGTAATTTTAATAATAATAATAATGAATATATAAATTCCAGAAATCCCTTACCAGAATCTCTAATTAGAGAGATGTCAAATTATAACAATAGCATTAACAATAGACCTTCAAACAATAGACATTTGAACAATAGACCTTTGAACAATAGAACAAACTTCGGACCTTTAAACAATAGCTATAGATCATACACTAGACCTTCTAATAGAACTACACCAACAACCGGGTCATCTACACAAACAAGATTAACAGAATTGGATGCTAATTCTAATGATTTATTAAGAGCATTTTTTCCAAACACATTTACAAACGAAGATTTTAATAATTTAACACCTGTAGTTGTAAGACCTTCAGCAAGTCAAATAGAAAGAGTATCTGAAACAATTCCATTATCGATAGCAAACTCTTCTAATGATAATATGTGTCCTATTACACAGAGAGAATTTATAGAATCTGATATAATAATTAGATTAAGAGGTTGTGGTCATTGTTTTTTACAACAAGCCATAAATAGTTGGTTTACACGTAGTGTATTATGTCCTGTTTGTAGATATGATATTAGAAATTATACACCTATAAATGACATATCTAATAATCAACAAGATGATGTTCAAGATGAGGATGATGTTCAAGAAGATGATGATGTTCAAGAAGATGATGATATTCAAGAAGATGATGATATTCAAGATGAATCTAGTGAAGAACAAAGTTCTGCTACTACTTCAGAATCTCCAGCAATGAATGAATTAATTAATGTAATAAGTTCTCAATTGTCACAGACATTAAGTAATCAATTATCATCTGTTTCAGATTTGTCTCTTAATAACTTAGATAATAGAGGATTAAATTTAGAATATTCTTTTGAAACACCAGCAGGTGGATTCACAATATCATCTGCCTCTGCGTCCAGTATAGGTGAAATGTTAAGAAATTTCAATCAACCTCCAAATCGCCAACAATAATTTAAATGTATTTAAAGTTATTGTTAATAATATTATATGATTGATAAGGTAGCTATATATAATTTCTTAACTTCGATAAAACCACTAATATTATTTTATTCAGGATGGATTTTTTTACATTATATTTGTTCACAACTATATGTTTATTATTGTGTTCCTAACACATGGTATGGTATATTTATTTCTCCATTTATGACAATGGCTCCACATTGTACTGCTTTCAGATGGGTAATATACGAAGCAGGAAATATCCTTTATACTATGTGGATTGGTATAGGAACATGGACCGTTAGTAATTTATTAACATTTACACCCTTGAAAGATTTAAAATGAACATATTTAGAATTAAAAAGAGAAGTAGAAAAAGCAATAAGTAAAATACAGCATATAAACTACAAAAATTATTTTAAATTAAATTTAAATATATAATATATTATATATGACTACTCTTGAACTTTTACATTGTGAATGGGATGAACAAACACAAAAATCGAAGAATTGTAATGAACCTTATAAATTTATAAGTTTAGGAAAGCTAGATATGATGCCAGGAGATTTTGAGGCTCCAGATGAGAACCTCCCTCCAATAAATGAAATTTTAACACTCGTATCTGGTAAGTTTCCACTAACTGATTATAAAGATTTATATGAAAATTCAAAAGAAACATATAAATTTAAAAATGAAAATGGAAAAGTATATGAATTAATATTGGACGGATTTAATAATGCGTGCCATTCAGGACGAGTGAATAGATATAATAAATGTAACTTAGATGTATTACTTGCACCAAAGAAAGGAGGAGCATATTATTCAAAAAAAAGTAACAGAAGAAAAAGGAATAAAAGAACTAAAAGAACTAAAAGAACTAAAAGAACTAAAAGAGCTAAAAGATCTTCTAGAAAAATTTAAATAAGTAAAAATATGTTCATTTTAAATCTTCAAGGGTGTAAATCATAAACAATATATATAAAAATTATTATATTTTATATATATTAATGAGTAACATACTAGTGACTTTAGGATTATATATTTTAAATAATTCACTACATAAAAGTAATGTAATAAAGTCGTCAATATTTTCTACACAATTTCCCAAACTATTAGAAGATGATTTAGATTATAAGGGTGGTTATAATGAGGTAGAGTTTAATCATCCAGATGATTCAGTAGAGAGATTATATAAAATAAAGGAAATATTTAATAAAAAAAAATTATTATTATTATTAGAATCTAATAGTGTTTCTCAAAATGAAAAATTGGAGTTAATTAAAAGAGATATAAATCCACCATCGTATGTTCCATCTATAATATCAGGAGGATTAATGGATGATTGGGAGTTTGATTTACATAAAGAATGAAGTAATATTTTTCATATTATTTTTTCTATTGTCAGTTTCTCGGAGATATTTATCGAATAATAATATTTTCACTTCTTTATTTTTGAGGTCATTAATCTTGTCTTCAAGTTTATCTGGGTCATCATATGTATTTCTAAGTGTAGCTATTTTCATTTCAAAATTTTTTTTCTTTCTTTTAAAAGAATCCATCTTTTCTAATACTAATGCAAATACTTGTTGAACTGGTTTCATAATTTGATTTGTTATGTAAAACGCATAGTTTGGTCTAATTTTATTTTCAATAATATATTCAGGATGTTCAATTTTTTCACCTTGTAGTGCGTTTTTATTCTTAGTTTCAATATAGACAAATGGAATTCTATCACCACTACTTGGTTTATTACCAGGATCTCTTTTACCTATTCTATCAGCCAATACTTTATGCGCAATCTGTTGTGGATTTTTATAGTTTGAACGCAATGACTTGGTAATAATTAGCTTATCCATAGGATATTTTTCTTCAATTATATTTTGTAAACATGATTGTAGAAAATCCATTGCTTTTTGAATATTTTGCTCTTTCATCAAAATATCAATAACACCACCATATACATCCTTTACAATTGGAGCATTATCTCTTCTTTTCAAGACAATACCCATTTCATTTCTTTTACATTTATTTGGATCTAATTCATACTTCATTCCAACATATCTTTTTTTCGATAATAGACAGAATGGCATAAATGTTTTTTCATATTCTAAATCATGTGGTTTCTTTAAGAACTTACTAGCCATTTCACCAGCTTCTTGAGCTAATTGAATTGTTATGTCTAATGCTTTATGTCCTCTAATATCTTCACCTTCCAATGTTTTCAAATTAAATGTGAAGAATACTGAATCTGTATCCCCATATACATACTCCGCATTAGAATGAACCTTACCATATTTAGTATCTACTATTAAATCTCCATATGTTTCTTCTATCACTCTTTTACCATAAGTTAATAGTTTTCTTCCAGTTGCTGTGGTAGAAGCGGCAACATCTTTTTCATAAAATGTGCTTGTTTTAGCACCACATTGTCCATATAAAGAATTGGCTGTTAATTTATAACTAAGTTGTCGTTTATCTAAAATATTTTTCATAAATTCATCATTTTGTTGCGGAATCAACTTTCTTGTTGCTTTTCTAGATGCTAGTAATTCTTCCAAGATTGAAGGCATAATAGCTTTACCTTCAGGGAATTGAGCAAATCTACAAACCTTTGTTCCGCTATGAATTTTTTCGGATTTTCCTCGACTATTATTAACCCATTTAAATGTGTCATATTTAACATTGACATACTCATAAGTAGATAAATTATCATATTTAAAGTTTCCATCATCATCCTTTTCACCAGTTTCATTTATTTGCTCCCCCTCTAAATTGTATTCTTTAGTCCAAACCTTACTATCATGTGATAGATTTTCACTAATCATTGACGATGGATACAGAGAACTATAATCAACACATGCTACTGGATTATCAAGATACAAATCACATTTAGGAGGTAGAACAATAGCTCCTTCATAACCATCATCAAATAACGGTTTTTCCATTACTGGCATAAGTGTCTTCTTTTCCCTACATTTCTTGGCAATATAACTGGTTAACTTAATACCTTGACCTCTCATTACCAAGAAATTAATAGGAACACTACAAATTTTAGCCATTTCAATATAACCAGTCATTACATCAATTTTATTCATCAAATGATGAACCAAGTTACAATCCTGAATACAATATTTCGCAATTATTGCTCGTTCATTTGGACCTTCATTAGTCATTCTAAATATGTCTTGTGGTGTAACATCATCCTTAGCTAAGCCCCATCTAACATTCTTTGTCATATCAGGATTTTCAATCCCCTTAATCTCAAATGTTCCTTCGTGTTTATTCATATTCATAATTTTGAACTTTTGTCCGTCTTTATAAACTTCTGTAGAATGACTTGTTTCTTCAAAATTAATATAACTACCATTTTCCAATCCCATAAGATTTTTACTGTGGATTTTTGTAATGTCATTATTATGTTCAATTTGTTTGACACCATCACCAATAAAGTAACCTGAAACATAATCTAATTTATACGATGTCAAATTAAAGTCTCGTCTAAAATAATTATATAAATCAACTTGTAATCTGCCGGTCATTTTGATAAATTTTAATTCGTGTTCTCCACTAGCAATAACAATTTTACTTTCTTCGATATCTATTTGACCTCTATCTTCATTTTTTTTACCACATACTTCATTTAAGTTTCTGGATAGTTTCAAGAATTCTTCTTCACATTGATTTTCTCGCGCTCTGATATGAATAAATTGATAATCAAAACCAAATATGTTATATCCAATAATAATATCAGGATCTTCTTTTAAAATTAAATCCCTCCAAGCCATTAGCAACTCTTGTTCAGTCTTGAAACATTTAATTTCAGAATTATCAATTTCTGGAACATCAGAACAAGTATCGAGTGCTAAACAGTTATTCAGATAAGGTTTTTGTTCACCATAATTGAGAAATGTTGAACCGATAAATGTTACTTTATCACCTTCTAGTGTTGGAAATCCTGAACCAGCAAATGCGTCTGTAAGTTTATCTACTTTTTCTTCACGCTTAACACCAGCACTATTAATTAAGTCAATAATAGTTGTCTTCATATCAATCTTAGATTTTTTATTACTTGTTTCATTTTCCTCATCATCATACATAGCTCTTTCAAACATTCTTTCAATAGACGATTCTTGAGAAGATTTCTTACAAAGATTCTCAATATTTTTAGAGAATAATATCTCTAATAAAGCGTTTAATTTCTTTATAGTAGGTTGGGTTTTAGGGTATACTTTTTCAACATTAATCATATCATCAAAACCAAACGCAGTCTTGATAATTTTAATAATTTGTGTTTTAGATACTTCGTCCTCACTGTGATCGTAAAATTCCATAATATTGTTAGCCAGTTTTTTATATGATTTAATTGGAACAGGAAAGTCTCCATGACTACTACTTGCCTCAATATCAAAGCTACAAATTTTATATGGAACTCTGGTTTCCTTTTTATTTAATGGAAGAATATCCTTATTACTTATCGTAAATTCAAATTTACACGATGTTTTTTTACTAATAGCTCTTTTCGCTTTTTTAAGAGGTATACAAATCCATCCTGATGGACTGATTTCTTTAATATGGAAATATCTTAACAAAGGCGGTATATTGGCCTCATATAATTGTAGGTAACTATCTTTATAATAATAACCGTCTGGATTTAATCTCCTTCCACTTTTCTTATTATAATCATAAAATAAATTTTTTACTTTATTCATAACAATTGTATTTTTGAAACTAATTTTAATAAATTTATGTTCTTTTCCTCCATCAAAACCATATAACTTCTTTTTTTTAATTAACTTACATTCACCGACAGAGTCTTCAAAATACGAACCTACTTTATTTTTGATATGACCTAGAAACTCATCTCTTTTACCAAAATCCCAATCTTCATCAACCTTGATATAAAAGAATGGCATATAGTCGTTAATAAATAAACAAAATGTTTCTCCTTTCTCATTTATTCCAAAAACTTGTATAATAAATTGTTTTTTATCACAATTTTTTGATTTATCATTATCACTTCCACTAGAGGCATCTTCATTCGATTCGTCATAAATATTAAAATCTAATAGTCGACACGATTTTTCCATAATTGGCATTAATATTATATTATAGTATAGTTTTCTGTTTATTTCTTTTATCAATTTTTTATTATAAGTTAATAGATAATTCAGAATATAACAAATATTATGATTATCTTATACAATGTTGATATTATTATAAAGTAATTATTTAATAACCTCTCATACATCTTTTAATACATCTTTTATGTTTTTTTTTTGTTTTACAACAAGTTCTACATCCTTTTTTTCCGTCTCTTTTACCAATACATTTTGTTCCTCTTTTTCTTCTTTTTGTTCCTCCTAGGCTATCTTTTCTTTTTTTTCTTTTTATAAAGTTACATAGTTGATCACTCCATTCCCACGAACCAGCTTCTGGTTCATTTTTTGCTTCTCCAAAGTCAATTAAGAATATATCATTATTGTCATTAACAAATACATTAAATCGAGAAATATCATTATGGAATAGATTATTTCTCTCTAAGCAGTCAGTTATGTCAAGTAGTTTGTCTCTAATTATTTTACATTTAGTATCTGAAGTTATTTGTGAGACTGAATAATAGTCGTTAGGTACAACTGACATTTGAATATAAAATGCCTCCATTTCTTCATCTGGTTCAAAACCCAATAATTCTGATTTGTCTTCTACAAAACCATAATTTCCTAACATAGGCATTTTAAATAAACATTCTCCATAACTTATCTCATCCATTTCATAAACTCTACGCATTTCTTCAAACTGATTATGATAATGAATTTCAGATAAAATTTTATTTAATATAGATTGTTTATATGATTCATCCATAGCTGAGAATAAAAATACTTTTGTAAACATAGGAGGATTTATATCAGAATTTAAAAAATAATTTAAAGTAACTGGGAGACCTTTACCTCTTAACCGGTCAGTTTGTTTAAGTGAACGAGCAAATGTATGTTTTATTTTTTTATTCTCAATTTGCTGTCCAAAACTATTTATATTTTCAACATTAACAGTATGATTTAATAACTCTTTTAAATTCGGATTTATTAAGTCTACAATACTATCTTCGTCAGAGCTACTGTCAATTTCTAATGGAGATAGTGTTGTATATGTTTCGTTGGTTGTTTGCCCTGAATCCAAACTATAATCATCATTACTTGGTAATTCAAGTGATAATTTTGGTTTTTTTTTTAATAATGATGTCATAATTAATTATATATATTATATCTATTTAATTATTTTTGATTTATCTTCGTCTTTTGTAAGACTTGTGTTTACGACCATGGGCATGTGCGTGTTTTCGTTGAGTGCGTTTTTGAGCAGCGAATAATCCAAATGGGACAAGTGCTTGTGTTAAGAATCCACCCTTTCTGCGTCTAGAGGCAGACATACCTCCTCTGTGACATTTACATTTACATTTCTTAGAACATTTCTTTGAACATTTCTTGGAACATCTGCTGCGTTTTCGCATTGTTTTACTTTTTTTGGAACGTTTGCGACCTCCAGACATATATTGTGGCATAGGCCATCCTCTAGCTTCGGTTTGACACACTCCATATTGAGCACCATCTGTGTAAGAACAAGATGATGATCCTGAGGCGATATTTTGTTCAGCTCTTAATTCACTTCCTGTCATTATATACTAATGTAACAAAAAATAATCATACGCATTCAAATATAATATTATTTAATTATATTTGAAAATATATATATTTAACGTCTATCTTTTCTTGACTTTCTATTTTTTCTAAATGTTTTCTTACTTCCCTTTTTGCGTTGGCTTCTTTTTTGCCAAGCAAAAAGACCGAATGGGACAATAGCCTCTTTAACAAGAGCGCCATATGATCCACCCTTCTTGGAGCATCCCATACCAGCACGTCTTGCGCGTCTTCCACGAGAAGCAGATCTACCTTTTCCACGAGCACGGGAAGCAGATCTGGCTCTTCCGCGGGAAGCAGAACGAGAACGAGAGGCAGAACGGGAACGAGATCTTCTGCGGGATCTTCCACGAGATCTTCCACCGGTCATATCTGCGGAACCAGTAGCAGAATCATCACTCATTTGTGCGCGATGCGCGTTAACAGCCTGTTTCATTGAACCATCACCAACTTGTGTGCGATGAGCGTTAGCAGCAAGCTTATCAGAATTGTCAGAACTAGATGAAGTATCCATTTATATATTTGAATTAGAAAATATTATTTAAATTTAGTGTTTTTAGGTTATTACGCAATAATAAATAGAAAATTCCTAAAATTAGTAAAAAACTTATTATAACAAAGATCAATGACAAATATATATATGGATATATTTCTTGAACTATTAAACTGATAATAGGTTTAAATAATTCTTTCATTTCTTTTTTAACATCTTCTCTAGATAAAATTAATAGACATTGTTCAATTAATTGGTCCTTCATTAATTTATTATTCTATTAAAATTCTTAATATTTAGCGTGTTATATTTCTCTTTATTTAATCTTCATTCTTCTATAATGGATCAGGAAATACATTTTACGAATAATGAATTTGATTTCACACAATTATCAATATCACAACCTATATCGGTTCAAGGTGGTGCTTATTTTACAAAACTTAAAATGAAAAATGATACTCTGTATATACAATTACCTAAATGTGTTACGAAACAAGGTCTTAACGAGACTAATAAAAAAGCATATATGGATTTAATGTTTACAAATGATGATGAATATGTTATTGAATGGTTTGAAAATTTAGAGAATAAATTGGTAGATTTAGTATACCAAAAAAAAGATATCTGGTTTCAAAATGAAATGGAAAAGGAAGATATTGAAACATTTTTTAATCCAATATGTAGACCATTTAAAGGAGGTAAATTCCATTTAGTTAGAATAAATATACCTAGAAATAAAACATTAAGTTCACAATATCATTGTAATGTGTATGATGAAAACGAAAACATTATCCCTATTCAAGAGATTAATGATAAACATTCTATAATACCAGTTCTTGAAATACAAGGTATTAAATTTTCTGCTAGAAATTTCCAATTAGAATTACTTGGTAAACAGATAATGATATTAAATAATAAACCATTGTTCAAGGGATGTGTTATCAAAAGAAGTCACGAAGAAAATATTGTTGAAACCAAGGAAATCGAAAAAGAAAGTGAACTAGAAGAACCAACAAGTAATGTTGTAACTGATAATATTCATACATCTTTAGGAGATAGTTCTGAAGAAATTATTAATTTCAAAGAGAGTAACAGCGAAAGTAACACTATTCAAGATTCTATATTAGAAACATTAGAAGACGATAATGATGAATGTAATGATAATACTACCATAGATACTGAGATTGATAATAAGAATATTGAATCTGATAACTATGTGGAAACGAATAGCAGTATACCACAAGAAAATAATTCAGATTTACACGAAGATAATTTAGAAGAAAAGCTTGAGGAGATGGAGTCAAATGATTTAGAAGATATTACGACACAATTATCAGTTAATGATAATGAATCAAAAATTACTCTTAAAAAACCAAACGAAGTATATTATGAAATCTATAAAATTGCCAAAGATAAAGCCAAACAACATAAAAAGGCTGCTATCTCACATTATTTAGAAGCAAAAAAAATTAAAAATACATATCTTTTAGATGATTTAGATAATAGTGATGAATCATCTGAAGAAGAAGATAGTGATTCAGAAAAAGTTAAGAACGAAATTAATGAAATCGTAGAAGAACTGGTATAGTTTAGTAAACTTTAGAACTATATCAGAATTATATTATAAAATATGTTTTTAATTCTGAAAAAATATTTTATCCTTTATTTTATATAATGGACTTAATGAAGAACTTAAAAAAGCTCAAAGTTGAACATGTAATCCTCTTTTTAATTGGAGCATTATTTTTAATATTCCTTATCAATTCTTACAGTGCTGATAAGAATTCTAGCTCTGAACAGATGAGCAATGATGCTCGTAGAACACAAGCAGCTTACAACCAACAACAACAAGCTGCCGCTAGTGGAGTTCAACCTTCCCTACCTTTAGGTCAAAATGAGACTTACGCCTCCGCACAAGGTGTTTCTACTTCTACTCAAGGTCTTCCTCCTTCTTGCTCTAGAGCTCCTGTTGCTGATCCTTCTGAACTTTTACCTAAGGATACCAACAGTCAATGGGCTCAATTAAACCCTACTGGTTCTGGTGACTTACAAAATGTTAACCTTCTTCGTTCTGGTTACCACATGGGTATTGATACTATTGGTAACAGTTTAAGAAATGCTAACCAACAACTTCGTTCTGAACCCGCTAACCCTCAATTAAATGTTGGTCCTTGGAATAATACTACAATTTCTCCTGACACTATGCGTGTCCCTCTTGAAATTGGACAAGGTGGTCAATAAATAAATAAATTAATATAATTTTTATTATAATAATTTATTATAGATGAAACTTCGTATTAATATGTTTGGGTTTATAATTATTTTATTTGTAATATTGATTGGTCTTAAAATTTACTACGATTCGGATGTATTTAATCTACGATGTATTGTATCGACTGTTGATGGTAAAAAATATTGTGTCAGAGAGAGAAAAAATGTCACAAAAGCTTCCAATCTTTTAGCACGAACAACTGAGAAATTAGAATATTTAGTTGAAAATCTTGGACAAAGATATCCAGACAGGGATAATGTTAAAAGAATGGTAGAAAATTTTAATCCTACTACCATTAAAGAAACATTACCTACTAGTGAATATACAGCATATAGTGAAAATAAAGGAGAGAAATTAGCATTTTGTCTTAACAAAAAGAAATCAAATAATGAAAATTTAATAGATCCTAATACCTTATCTTTTGTTGCTTTTCACGAATTAGCGCATATTATGACTGAGAGTGTAGGTCATACTGATGAATTTTGGCAAAACTTTAAATTCTTATTAGAACATGCTGTAGAATTAAAACTATATACACCAGTCGATTATAAAAAAGAACCTGAAAACTATTGTGGAATGGATATTACCGACAATCCTTATTATGATTTATAAGTTAAAATTATTTTAAAAATTAATATTAACTTATATTGCCAATGCTGGTTGCGAGTAACCCTAATTGTGGGGGTGAAACTTGGGTTCAATTCCCTTGATTGGCTTAAACTATTTTTAGTTCTATTTTTGATCTAACAGTTTGTTTCTCATTACCATGTTTATCAACTATCGTAAAATAAAAATTTGGAGCATCATCATAATGAATCTTAATAACTTTATATATATTGTTATTGTGATATACAATCATACCCTCTTTTATTTTTTTGAAAATAACCATTGATGTTTTTTCTCCCTTTTCTGTAACTTCTTCTTGTAATTGATTATGAATCATAAAATAATTATCTGGAATACTAGGAAAATGCGTATCACAATCATATGAATCATTTATTAAAGTAATATATAATTCATCTATTAAAGACATATCTAGGAATGTTTTGTATATCTGTGAACCACCTATAACCCATATATTATCATATTTTTTATCTTCTAAAAATTTTAGTAGTTCGGGAATATCTGCGAAAGACTTTATAAGTTTACCGTCTTGTTCATAATTTAATTTTATTGTTTTACTCAATATAAAATGATCTCTCCCTTTAAGAAAATTTATACTATTCCATGTATTTCTTCCGATAATTAATGCATTGTTACCGTTTCCTGTAGTTATTTTTTGAAACCGTCTAAGGTCTTTTTTTAAAGTCCAAGGTAAATTATTATTTTTCCCTATGCCTTTATTTATATCCATTGCCACAATTCCATTAATAAGCATTATATATATATAAAATAATATTTTGATTTTATATATAAATGACCGAGATATATAAATTAATACATTTAGATGAAGATAATGTTAAGAATATGATTGTGTTTTATGGTAATACTGATACCGACATTGATTTAACCAAATTATTTTTGTCTGATACACAAAATGTTATGTTTGAAGGGATATTTAGTAAGGAAGAAATGGACAAAATAATTACTCAAAACATTCCAGTTATTTTCTCTACACAAATAATTTATTTAGATGATACTATTGAGACCATTAAAAAAAAAATTATTATTGCTCTAGATAATAATATTAGTTTTGATGAAATGTATTTATTTGGAAAACAAGTTCAAGAACTTAATAATTCAAAAATATATGATTTTTTAACTCAAAATGGAAAGATAGAATTAACTCAAAATATATTCTTTCAATTTCTCTCTAATATTAATAATGTTAATATTGATTTAATCCCTATCAAAGCTATCTATTCATATAATGATGTGATTGATTTAAACCTAACCGAAAATTCTCAACTAGTTAATATACCTTTAGGTCAACGTTCTATATTAGGCGACAGTATTTATAGTTTTTCATCAAATCCGTTCAAGTTAATTGATTTTGATAAAATATTAAAATTTAATGCTGACAATGTTATTACAACAACAAATAAAGACTTATTATTGTCTAATGGATTTATATTTGAAAATACAATATATTTATGTTCAGCAATGGATGTATTTAAATCAGTTATTTCCAAAAATATTTCTGAAACAGTAACTAGTAAAATTTATTTCCCTTTTTTAAATATTAAGAATATAAATGATATTAAATCATTGAATGATAACAGATTAGAACTATTGGAAGATAATAAAAATTTGATTAATGTTAAATTTGATAAACAGATTGATAATATATCACTTTTTCATAAAATCTACAATTCAAGAAAAAGTGAATTAAATTACATCGAACAAGGTATTAACACAATTCATTTTTCAATGGCTCAAGATTCTGAATATAATGTTCCTCTTGATATTATTTTTAAATTGATACATGCTACTAAAAAAATTCCTTTGATTAAGTTTAATCCATCAAAAAAACAAGAAAAAATATATAGATTGTATTGTGATAAAGTAGCGAAAAATGGAAGAAAAATTCCTTATTTATCAAAGGGATTAATATTTAAATTAACAAAATCAATTGGTCAGTCCAAACGCGTATCGTGTTACATTGAACATACTGTAAATGATAATAAAATTCCTATAGTGTTAGAATTTGATAATCTTGCTAATATTTATGTTAATATAGAATTCAAGGATACAAAATCTATACCAGACATTGAAGAAATTGTTAAAAAATCTGTTAATCCAATTATTTCTGTTGTTAAAGAATATCTTGAATCGAGTGGTTATTCAATGAAACTATTCAACAATTTATATGATAAAAATATTGATATTATTAATATCAAATATTTCTCATATATTTCTATTGATAAAAATATTAACTTGAATAATTTATTAGGGTGTGTTTCTAGTATATTTAATGTGTTAGTTGGTGAACTTAAAAAGGGTATCGTAATGAGATATAAGCGCGTATCAAATTTTAATGAAATGGATAGTCAAGAAGCATTTATTGTAGAATTATTGAACCGAGCAAACGAAGATGAAGATATTGTTAAACTACTAATGGATAATTATCAATTATCAGAGACAGATGCTCAACTTAAAATAGCAGATTTATTAAATAGTTTACAAGTTGTTCAAACATTAAATAAAACAAGAAAACTCAAAATTAAAAATAATCCCGGCTTCTTAACCAAAATTACACAAGACCAATTTAAACAAAATATTATGATAGAAATGGACAATATCAATAATATATTTTATATGTCTATTATTCCAATCTATTTAGATTCATTAATTAGAATTACCCAGTATCCTGAGTCATCCGATGTTAAAATTGAAACAATTGATACATTATGTAAAACGAGACAAATAGATGATTTAGATCAAGTTGATGATATAGTAGCACCATCAGAGAAAAAAATAACCGAAAATGTTCCTGTAGCGATTGTTGCTGACGATCTTACATTCGGAGAAGCTACAAAAACTATTAAGGATAAATCCATTAATGTATTAGATTTTTTATATGATGATGACGATGATGATGATTATGACGATGATGATGATGAAATTCAAATAGATGAGGAAGAATTAAAAGGCGGAAATTCTGATGAAGGCATTGATATCGATTTAGACGAGGATGATGACGGAGTTAGTGTGGATATGGATGGTGATGACGACGATGCTGATGGAGTTAGTGTTGACATAGATGGTGATGACGACGATGCTAATGGAGTTAGTGTTGATATGGATGGTGATGATGATGGAGTTAGTGTTGATATGGATGGTGATGATGATGGAGTTAGTGTTGATATGGATGGTGATGATGATGGAGTTAGCGTGGATATGGATGATAATGACGGGGTTAGTATTAATATGGATGATAGTGGTGGAGATCAAGATGACAGAGTTAGTGTAAAAGAAAAAACACCCTCTCCTGTGAAAGAAAAAACACCCTCTCCTGTGAAAGAAAAAACACCCTCTCCTATGAAAGAGAAAAAATCTAAAAATATTCGTAAACCAACTAAACTAAGTATTCAAGGAGAAGAAAAATTAGAACAAAATATTACTGGTATGAAAATAGCTGACCCAAATCCATTTTTTAGAGAATTAAATAAAAAAGATCCTGTGTTATTCTTAACCGAATCAGATGGAAAATATGATAATTACTCTAGAGCATGTCCATGGAATAAACGAAGACAACCGGTTATATTAACTGATAATGAGAAAGATAAAATTGATAAGGAACATCCAGGTTCATATGAACACGCAATTAAATATGGGTCTAATCCTGATAAACAATTTTGGTATATTTGTCCACGATATTGGGATTTAAAAACTAATACTAGTTTAACTAAAGAAGAAGTTGATAGTGGTAAATATGGAGGTATAATTCCTCAAGATGCTAAGGTTGTTCCTCCTGGAACAAATATTTGGGAATTCAAGTCAAAAGATCATATAGGAAAAGATGGAGAATATACACAACACTATCCTGGATTTTTGAAAGACGATAAACATCCTGATGGTCTCTGTATACCTTGTTGTTTTAAAACATGGGACAAACCAGGACAAATAAAACGAAGAGAACAATGTAAACAAAATGAAAAAACAGTAGATAGTGAAGAGGGCGAAGAAATTATTGAAGAGAGAAATATTAGTAAAAATTCTAAATCTAAACAAGATATAGATGATTATATAAAAGGTCCTGATAAGTTTCCTTTACAAGTAGGTCGTTTTGGATATCTCCCATTTATTCTTCAAACTTTTATAGGAACTGACAATAAAAAATGTCAAATAAGTATTACCAATAAAAATTTAAAGAAAAAATATCCATGTTTTTTAAGAAAAGGAATTGAGGGAGATAAAAATAAATCATTTATTGGATGTATTTCTGATATTGCTTCAGATAAAGAGGTAAAATCAATTAAAAATTTTATTACAGATGTATTAGTAAAAATGTTAACACCAGATGTGTTTATTAATCTCCAGAATGGTTCACTTATAACACAATTCCAAGATAAAGATTTAAAAAATATAGATACAAAAAATATAGAAGATTCGGAAATATATAAAAAATTAAAAGACAAGAATATAATTCAAATAGAGAGAATTAGTAGCGCATATAAAAATTTTCTAGATTATTTACAATCTCCTACTTCATATGTTGATTATACTTATCTCTGGGATTTAATTTGTCAACCTAATAAATTGTTATTTAAAGATGGAGTTAATATGATTATATTAAACATACCTTATGATGATAGCACCTCTAATATAAATATAATTTGTCCAACAAATATTTACTCAATAAATAAATACGATAAGAATAAGGATACTATTATCATTCTTCAAAAATATGAATATTTTGAACCAATATATATTGTTCAGGATGAAAGCAAAACAAATATTATGAGCTTATCAACAATTAAATTTTATACACCTGAATTATTTTCAAGAGTTCCTCATTTAAAAGTATTCTCAGATACTATAACAGAGATATATAGTTCTAGATGTAAACCAATGCCAAGTTTACCAAATAAATATAAATATAAACAAATAAAATTTAAAAGAAATAATACATTAGAAAAAACAAAGCAAATATTAGAAAAATATAATATTGATATAGAAGATCTAGTTATTAATTATGATAATAAGGTAGTAGGACTTAATATTAACAAGGATGGAAGTAATGGATTTATTCCTTGTTTTCCGTCAGGAATTATTTCAGGATATGAATTAGTAGATATTGAAAATGATGACAATAATAAAAATATGGAAGAAACATTACAATTTTTGAAATTAATATCTGATACAACTAATAATGAGATTTTATGTAAACCTCTTGTTAAAATAATAGAAGATGAGTTAGTTATTGGTATATTAACTGAAACAAATCAAATGATACCATTAATTGAACCTGAACAAAATACTGATGAAAGTATTAAATATACAATTAATGATGATAATTTCATACAAGTTAATAAAATAACACAAATAAGTAAAAAACAAGATAAAACTCGTGAAAAATATGTTAAAAAAGTTCAATTAGAAACGGAGTTATATAATACTTTTAGAAATACATTGAGAAAGCTATTAAATAATTATAAAAATAGAAATGCTAGAAGTGAAATAGAGGAAGTTTCTAACTCTCCTAGAATGTTATATTATACTCAATTAGAAAAACTAATATTATTACTTGAATCACTGATGAATGATAATGTAAATTTTATTCCAAATAATGAAGATAACATTAAAATAATCGAGGATAATTTACAAAGTAATGGTGATGTTTTGTTAATTCCCAAAACCAATCTTTTAAGTAATTTGGATAATAGAAAAATATACTATAGTAAACTTTCTGATGAATTAATAAGATATGTTCGAATTAAACAATTTATGTTTAAACCTAAGATGTTTTTATCTTTTACAAATTTAGAATATAATCTGAATGAAAATGAAATTATTTTATTACAATCTCTCTTAACACAAGATTATTTTGATGATTTGATTCCGGATAATAAAAGTAAATATATATCATTTACTTCTTATGATACAGTTGAACCAAATACAACAGTTCCATATGATAATACATTTGAT